TCAGCGGCTTGCCGATCGGCGCGCCGATCCCGCACACGCTGAAGAGCTTCCGGCGGTAGTCGTAGCTCGCCTTCAAGCGGGCCTTGAAGGCGCGCAGCTCTGGGCGGCCGGCCGCGAGGTTCTCGCAGATCTCGTACCACTCCGACTGCGGAGTGTGGGGAGACACGAGACAGTAAAATGCCGCCACGGTGCCGGCGTCTTTGCCGCGCCCGTCGGCGAAGCCGATGATGATATACTCGCCATCCTTCCAGGTCTTGAGCTTCTGGAGGTGACGCGAGCGCCGGCCCTCTTCGTAGGGGCCGTCGTTGCGGACCATCGTCCCCTCGAACTCGTCCGCCAGGTTCTTCTCGTGCTGGACCCAGATCTCGGCGTCGTTGGCGGCAACCAACGTCTTGACGAGCTTCAGCGGGCCGGAGGGATCGACCTGCTTGAAGAGATCCGTCAGCTCTCCGTAGCGCTCACTGAACTTGCCCTTGTTCGAGGGGAGGTCGTAGATCCAGTACTCCACCACCTCGTGACCGGGCACCGGGACCGTCGGCCGGATCAGCGACATCAGGTCCTCGAAGTTGTCGCGGTAGTCGTGATTGTATAACTCTCCGTCTGGAATGAGGATCTTGTCGCCAAAAGACTCGCGCAGGGCCTTGACGATGTGGGGGACGGATCGGATCGGCTTGCGAGTTCGGGTCCACAGGGCCCCGTCCTTCACGAATCCGATACAACGGTTGCCGTCGAGCTTGGGTTGCGTGAAGACCGGCCACGTGAGGTCCTTGGCGAACTTCGGGTAGATGTCGCTCGGTGCCAGCATCGGCTCGATTCCGCCCGTGATGACACTGACGTCGACTTCGCCGGCCCGCGCCTGCTCGATGTCTTCGACGTATCCCTTCTTCTTCTGCTTGGTCCAGCGCGCCGCTGCCTCCTTCTCGGCCTGCTGCTCCGGCGTCGTCGCGTTCGCCTTGCCCGGGTTCTTCCCCTCTTTGAGGGTGTCGGTGGTCGTCTGGAGCTTGCCGCCAACCTGGCCGTGGATCGTCTGAATGGTGCTGTCGAAGACCGCGATCTGCCACTGTTGGATGGCGCCGGTCTGGGTCTTTTGATACAGAACGGGAAAGGTTTTCATTCGCAGATGCTCCGGTAGATGAAGGTCCGGTCGCCGTCGCCGGTCGATACCGTGCAGCTGGTCTTGTTGCGGGAGATCGATCGGCATTCGAGGACGACGCCATGTCGGGCTGCCCTCAGCTCGGGTTCTGTGCAATGGGCCGCGCAGCCGCCCAAGATGGAGAGAAGGGCCAGCAGCGGCAGCAGGGTCAGGTTTCTCTTCATTGATGTCATACCAGCCTATAGCGAACGGCCCCGGAAGCCTCCGTCTAACAGAATCCAGACCAGCCCCATCAAGATGACGGCTACAACGATTGCGCCGAGGGTTTTCACAGCGCCACCGGCCCGTTCCTGCCGACGAGGTAGCGTTCGACTCTGTAGTTGCGGTCCATGAAGAGGGCGATGACCGCATAGAGGTGGTCCAGGTCCCTGTTGTTGTCGACGAGGGCCGTGAAGAAGTGACGGGGGATCCTGGCAAGCTCTGCCTCGCTGGCGTGGCCCTTGACGCCGCCGGCCTCGACCGCTGCCTTATCGGGGTTCTGGCGATTGATGCGGAGGGCGGACCCGCCCTTCATCGTCGTCAGGATGACTTCGTTCCGAAATCGGCCGTCGGTGATAACGCCGAAGTCGTAGCCGGGCATGGACTCGTCGAGGATGAGGCCTTCGGTGCGCGAGTACCGGTACCCGCCAGCAAGGAGCTTCATGCAGGTGTTGGTGGCGTACTCGTTCCACATGTTCCGAGAAACGTGGCGCCCCCACTCGGTGCCGAGCGTCTGCAGCATTAGCCGCGGCGACACCGGGATCTGGTGATCCAGCTCCTGGCGGATTCGGCCGAACCATCCATTGAGCGCGTCCAGCGCGAACGCAAAGGACGGTTTGGGGATGACCTGCGCGAACAGCTCGCGATCCAGCGCCCGCAGCACGTACTCCTGGAACCGGTAGCTGATGGCCTCCCGGTCCTCGACCGTGCTCTGATCCGGAGCATTGCGGCTCGAACTCGGTCCCCAGAGCTGGTCTTCGCTGAAGCCGAAGATCTCGGCCGCGAAGCGCTTCATTGGGTCGGCCTGGGCTACGGCGACGGCGCCGTAGTTTTCGACCAGGTAGGAGCCGACGGTGTCCTTACCTGAACCTGCGTTACCCGCGAGAAGGATGATCGGGCATTTGCTCATACCCGGTCTATAGCGAACGGGGTAACCCTATCTCTTGGGAGGAGTCCCCCGGGAGGTTAGCCTCAGCTTCTTATTCTTGGCGCGCCGCCTTGTTGCGGCGGCCTGATTGATGACCCTATGCTTGGCACACAGCGCTGCCCCGGGTAGCGCCGGGAGCTTACAGAATCGGCAGCGCCAACGCTTCGCCCACGCATTCGCCGTCCTCGTAAAGGCCGCCCGAGCTATCACCTCCGCTGATGGGGCGCCCTTGAGAGTGGCAGCGTAGGTCAATGCGCTTGTGAGTACGTCTTCAAGGGTCAGGCGCTTCATTAGACAGTCGGCTCCACCACGATCCAGGTCGCGCCGCTGCCTGAGATCCTCAGGTTCACGATCCCGTTCTCCTCCAACCGCTTCAGCAACCTGCCGGCGACGTCGGCCGGACTTTCTGTGTCCGGGAGCGAAATGAGCAGAGGAAACACCCCTCGATTGGTGTCGCCGGTATTCCGGGCCCGCTCCACGGCTTCAGATTCCTGGTTTGGCACCCGAATGTTGCCGAGCCGATCGAAGCCCAGCTCCTCCTTCATTTCGTAAATGGTGGAGGTCCGGAGCATACTCTTGAACTCTTTTCGGGCGTACTCATTCAATTTCGCTGCCGACAGCTTGGGGTTCTTGAGGATGATTTCCTTCATAAAATCGCGTCGGCGCTCTGCTTCCCTCTTCTTCAGGTTCACTTTTCTGTCACTCCCTGTTGGTTTTGATGCCCAGGATAGGGCTTACCCAATAATCTAGCTCGTATTCGCATTGATAGCAATCATGAATGGTGAGATGAAAGTTTTCGTGTCATGGGACGGAGATCATATCGGCCGGGAGGCTGGCCGAGCCCGCCTCTCTGACGACGTAGCCAAGGTGCGTCAGGTCGACTTCGCCATCAGGGCCGGGAACGACCTCTGGACCGCCATGGCCCTCCGCTGCGGTGGTGAGACCATCGAGGCCGGCGGAGACGAAGGAGCCATCTCCGTTCCCGCCCAGAGCCTGTCCGAGGTCCAGACGATCCAGCGCCAGTACACCGAGGTCGTTGGTGCTACCTGCACCGTTGGCGTCGGGATGAAGATGTCGGAGTCGTCCAAAGCCCTCATGGTCGGGAAGCTCCGCGGCGGCAACGGCCTGATCGTGGTCTGGGATGAGGAGATGCAGAAGGAACTGGACGCTGCTGCTCCCCAGTCCGAATCGGACAAGATCGGTGAAGCCTATCTCGGCAAGGCAGACGTCCAGGGCGGCGCCGGCCCCGCGCCCGCTCCTCCCCAGCAACCCCAGAAGCAGCCCCACGTCCAGCTCCCGGAGCAGCCGCAGCCCGTCGACCCAGTCTCTCAGATCCATGCCCTGGAAGCTCAAATGCACGACATGGCCACGGCCCAGGGCCAGCAGGACGAGCAGGACCAGGTCGGAGAAGAGTCGCACCTCGACGAGGTTCGAGCCCAGGTCGCCCAGACCCTGACCGCGGTCCGGGACCAAATGCCTTTGATCCAGCAGCTACAGGAGGCCGCCCCCGAGGTCTACGCCTCTATCATGGCGCTGGTCCAGGGCCTCATCGCCCTCGGCCGCGAGGTTGCCGGCGTCGACCCCGAGGCCGCCGAGGCTGCCCCGGGCGACATGCCCCCGGCTCAGGTTGCCGCCACCCCCGCCCAAAAGGCCGAGCCGTCGGCGTCCAACCCGAGACTGATGCCGCACCTCGACACGCCCGCTAACACGGTTCCGGCCAACGTCGTGCCCCAAAACCCCCAAAACCCCCATACCGGCACCGCGGCCCACCGCGGCGGCGGTACTACGGCCGGCCGCGCCCACATCAAATTGCCGGTGGGCTCGACCTTGGACGGCAAGATCAAAATAAGACACGCTGACGGGGCCGCTGGCTGGAAAAATATGCTGGCGGGAATGATCTCGGGCTTCGAGGCATCGCCTTTGTTCGGTGCCAACTCCTTCCCCGTCTCCTCGCGCCAGCCCGGCAAGCAGCAGGGGTAAATCATGACTGCAACCTGTTGATGAAAACGTCAACAACTTGCAGTCATCTTTCGCCATAAAGCTGTAAGCAGGCTAAATTGCTACACGTCAACATAGACCTCTCGGATCTCCTCGACATCGCTGACATCCAAGAAGGCGTCCAGAGGGAAGCGAACCGCGCCGCCGAGGAGCTGGCGGCGATGACCAAGCACCACATCGAGGAGCTGGCAGCGGAGAAGCTCCACTCGCGACGCGAGGCCTACGTGGACAAGCTCACGTTGAGCGAAGAAGACGGCGTCCACATGGTGGTGCTGGACGCCAGCGTCCGTTGGATCGAAGACGGCCAGCCGGCGTGGGACATGCTCCCCTCTCTACTCGCAAGCAAGAACGCCAAGACAGCCAAGGACGGTTCGCAATATGCGATCGTAAACTTCGCCCACGGCGGCCCGAGCCAAGGCAGAGCCGGCGGCGCCAAGCTCGGCCCGGCTACCAACAGCCCGATCCAGCAGGACCTGGTCGCCACCATACAATCGGCAATGCGCGACAAAAAGATCCCCTGGGGCAAAATTGAGAAGGACGCGAACGGGGAAGCGCGTCTCGGCCGCCTTCACAATTTCTCTATCATGACAAAGCCCGTGAAGACCCAGGAGAGCCCGGGCATGGGTAGGGGCCCGCTCGGACAGGTCCGTCAGGGCAACACGGGGATCCCGTTCCTGCAGGACGTGTCCGTGCACCAGTTCAAGGACAACAACGGCAAGGTCCAGCGATCGATTTCTACGTTCCGGATCGCCAGCTCAAAGCACAAGGGCACGGGGAAGTGGCTCCATCCCGGAAGTAAGCCGATGTACCTCTTTGAGGAGGCAGCGGCCTGGGCACAGGACATGTGGGAAAAAGAGATCGGGCCGAAACTGATGGCCAAGATCCTGGCGCGCTAAAGGTCGGTGCCTATGACCCGGGTGCTCGCCGCGATCTTGGCGATCGTGGTGTTGAGGATGTCGATCAAGTCCATGGCCGTGACCTTGTCCAACGGGTAGTCGTGGTTGAATTCTTCGGCGACGTCGCTGAGCGTCTCGATGACGGCCTCGGAACCCCGCCGCAAGAAGTCGATTCGGTAGTGGTTCGGAGTGATGCCGGCCTCCAACTGCTTCCGCAGGAATTCCCGCAGTTGCCGGGCATTGGCCAGGCGGCGGCTCTCGTTGTCCATGGTTTCCTTGAGCGCGGCCTGGGTCTCGGAGATAGCGTCCATACCCTGCCTATAGCGAACGGCCGCGCCAATCATGGGTAGGTGCGGGAAGCTCACGGAATTTTGCAGACAGACATCCTTTTGCGGACGGCCATCGTTGAAGGCCTGCGCCGCCTACGGTCGAGCGATCAAAAATTCTTCGAAGCCATCTTCTCGAACCTACGCAACGACAAACTCACTCGCCAACGATACGGAGACGAAGAGATCGCTCGGATTTCGGAATGGTTTTGCGGTGGCGACGGCAAAGAGCCCGTCGACGTGCCCGTCTTCATGTCCTACCGACTGGACGAGCTTCGGTTCCCTTGCATCGCGATTGCGCTTCTGGAGTCGACTGAGGCCGAGCAGACCCACGGCGACATCCACTACGAGCACGTCGAGCCTGTTCCTCTCGATGACATCGACTGGCCACCGATCGCCGGCCCCTTCGCTCCGGAGCAGTACGTCGCGTCCTCGGGCCTGATGGCCATCCCTCTGTCCGCTCTCGGCGCAATCGTGCCGGCGCCCGGGATGTGGGTCATCGATTCCGCTGGAGCCGAACATTTAATCCAAGAAGTGGTCGACGACAATATTATCGGGCTCACCCCGGGCACGGTCGCCGACTTCCGCACCTGCTACCTCAAGGGAGCCCATCCCCGGCTCACGCAGACGGTCGAGAGCGTGAACATGAGGGAGACGTATCAGCTCACCGTGTACGCCCAGGGCGAGTCGATCTACTTGACCTACTTGCACGCGATCCTCCAGTTCCTGCTGCTGCACTACAAGCAGGAGTTGATCGAAGGCCGCGGCATTGAGCGGACCGTGATTTCCTCGGGTCCCTTTACCGTCGAACAGCAGTTCCTGCCCGAGATCGTGTTCAAGCGCAGCATCAACATGGTCGGGTACGTGCGCCAGATCTGGCCGAAGGCTTTCGTCGAGACCATCGAGACCCTCAACCAGGACCTTGTGTTCGTCGACGACGACGCTGACCCAGTTCAAACAGAGGGCGATCCGACTGACGGCTACGTGGTCGAGCAGTAAGTTCACTAATTTGCCGCGTAGTTCAGTTTTTTGCCGCGTCCCAGATCCCAATCATCTATCTGCAACCTTCACCCCGCGAGTGTAAATGCGTAAACTGACCAAGAGCGAGTACACCCCAGCAGAAGTTCGGCAAGAACTGGCCGCGCTCCTGCAGGAGAAGATCGACACCTACGGCTCCGAGCTTCGCAAGCTCCGCGAGCGGGAAGTCGGCCGTACGGCTCTGGCGAAGGGCGACCTTTGCCTCATCTGCGCTCAGTTGCCGAAGGAGTGCCCCTGCCTGAGACTCCGCAAGGCGTCGGCAGCAGAGGCCAACAAAGAGATGAAGGGCTTCAAGTCCATCGCGTCGAACCCGACTTTTGGCGGTGGCTCGATCTCGAACGCCCCCAAAACCGCCCCCCGCGCCGGCAACGGCAACCGCGCTGCCTCGGGAGTGATCCCGAACGCGAAAGCGGAGTGCGGTATGGGTAAGAAGTTCAAGATCCCCGGCAAAAAGGGCGGCAAGCTCAAGAAGCACACGGCAGCCATGCCGACCCCCGACGCGCGCCCGGCCGCCTCAGGGATCCCCGGGAAGCAGCCGGTAGGCCAGGGCGGCGGTGACGCGTTCAAGGTTCCGCATCCCGCGACCACGGCGTCGTTGAACGACGTTCGCCAGCTGGCGCCAGCCGCCGCCAACGCGACCAAGGACAAGGCCTCGCTCCCGGGCGCCAAGGCGCCCGCCACCCCGGCCCCGGCCGCAGGTGCGGCAATGCCGAAGACCGGAATGCACCCCGACACCAAGGCCTCTCTCGGCAACGTGCAGGCGATGGCCCCCAACGCGGCCTGGAAGGGCGGCGGGCTCCCGAGCCTGAAGGCGAAGCTCCAGAACGTTCAGGCCAGTCACGTTCTGGCGCCGAAGGTGGCCCCCACCGCCGCCCCCGCAGCTCCCTCCCGCCCCACGGCAATTGTGGCCCGCACCGCCCCCGCCGGTCAGCAACTGGCCGCCGATAAGCGCGCCGGTGGCGTGGGATTCCTCAACAACCTTCTGTCGCGCTTCCGCCGGTCGCCGGCTGCTGCCGCCCCCACACCCGGCATCGCAGCGGCTCCCGCCGCCGCCCCCGTGCGCAGCCAGCGCTTCCACGGCGCTCTGCCGCTCCAACGATCGGAAGAGGATCCCGGAGCAAAGAAGAAGTCCAAGGCAAAGGCCCCCTTCGGTGAGGACAAGTGCCTGAATTGCCGCAAAGGCGAACACTCCGGAATGTGCAAAGAGGAGATGCCGGCACCCACTGAGGGCCTCTCTTCAATGAACCACAACCGCAACATGCTCAGCGTCGCCTCTACGAAGGTTCGCCAGGGCGTGAACAAACGAAAGCGCTAAACGCGCTGTCGCCAAACTTCAAAAACCTTCAACCAACGAACAGTCACTAACGGAGATTATAGAAAATGGCTCAGTCCACCGAAACCGACTCAGGGACGATTTTTACGCCGGGCGCGTACGCCGACTACAAGGTCGTCAGTTCCCCCAGCTCCCTGGCCACCTCTGGTGTTCTGGTGTTCATGGGAGAGGCCAACCAGGGCCCCGACTTCAGCGTTGAGACCGATCTCGGCAAGAACGTATTCGGACCGTCCTCGGAGTCCGACGTCGTTGCAAAGTACGGCTCGGGCCATCTCGTCAACGCCTACCGTGGCGCCGTCGCTGCCGCGAACGATCCCGACATCAAGGGCACGTTCACTGGCGCGATCTTTGTGAAGACCAACGTCTCCGGTAAGGCGACCGGGCCGCTGTTGGATTGGTCGGCTGCGAACTATGCGACGATCCAGGATCGCTCGTTCGGCAAGCCTGGCAACCTGATCTCCTACAAGGTCACGGCAAAGACGGCGGAGGTGGCTCCGACGACCGGCCCCTTCACGCTGCTGCAGCCGAACCTCGCTACTCAGATCGCGGTCGCGGCGAACGGTGCCGGAGCAACGACGCTGACCTTCGGCTCGCAGGACTCCATTCCCAACATAGTAACCGCGATCGGCGGGGTTTCGGGCGTCTCCGCCACCGGTGGCGCCAACCGCGGCATCATCGCCGGCGTTGCCGGGGCTCTCACTCTGACCGTCGTCTCGGGCAACCTGGTGACTTTCACCTACAGCATCAACTACGGCGGCACTCTCCCGAGCCCCGGCGACACCCTCGTGGTCCCGAGCTTCTCGGTACTGACGTCGGGCCACTCCAACAATGCCGGCTCGTACGTGGTGACCGGCTCGACCTTGACCGTCATCAGCGCGACCAAGCTGCTCGACGGTCAAGGCACCGGCGCGCACAACGCCTGCACGCCGCCGTCCACCATCGGACCCACCAACGTGGCGTCGACCAGCAATGATCTTCAGGCGTTCTCGCCGGTGACCATCCAGTCGGTGACTGCCAACCCGATTCCGGGCACTGGCAAATCGCTGGAGATCGCGCTTCTGGTCAGTGACCCTGGCCTGCTCTCCGACATCGCGTACACCTACAGCTCGGGTGGCGGCGCGGTTCCGGCGACCTTCTGGTCGACGAGCACCACCCCGAAGATCCTGGTCTCGGGCGCCGAGTACGTTGCGGACCTCACCGAGGCCCGCCAGATGGACCACGTCACCAACGACCTCGTGGCCGGTGGCAAGGTCGCACTCGCTCTGGGCTACCAGGGCGCGACCGCCAGCGCGGTCAACGACGGTACCCACCTGACGATCACCGTCACCGGTGGATCCGGCACCTCGCCGGCCGCCATCGCGTTGAAGGACTTCGCTACGATTGCTGACCTCGCCGGGTACATCAGCTCCCTGACCGGGTTCACGGCGGCTCCCGGTACGGCCGTCATGGGCTCGCAGCCCCCGACGTCGTTGGACGTGGGCACCTACACCTTCGCCAGCACCTGGGGCGGGACCCCGGGCCGCATCAAGCAGGACGCGTACGCGTTCTTCAACATGGTCAACGCGAACGCGGTTCTGGTCCAGATCGCGGCGAAGGCCCCGACCGGTCTGCCGGCCCCCTCGGCCATCGCCTTCCTCGCGGGCGGAACTCTGGGCGGGACCACGGACGCGGCCATCCAGGCGGCGACGTCCGCGCTGCGGCTCGTCCGCGCCAACTTCGTGATCCCGCTGTTCTCGCGGGACGCGACCGCGGACATCGCCGACGGCCTGACCGACACCAGCTCGACCTACACCATCGCCGGGATCCACTCCTACGTGCGTGCGCACGTGCTGCAGATGTCGAACATGAAGGCCAAGCGGCACCGCCAGGCCTTCCTCTCGATCCGCGACACGTTCGCCAACGCCGTGGCGACCGCGTCCAACCTCGCCTCCTCGCGCTGCTCTTGCGCCTTCGAGGACGTGATGGACGCGGACGGCTCGATCGGAGTGGAGCAGTACCAGCCCTGGATGGCGGCCGTCAAGGCGGCTGCGATGCAGGCGGGCGCGTTCTATCAGGCGATCTTCGCCAAGGGGATCGCCATCAGCGGCGCCGTTCAGGCCGCCGGTGACTTCAAGGACCAGGATCCTGACCAAGTGGATCAGGCCCTCCAGGCCGGATTGCTCCCGATCGTTCGGGACGAGACGGGTCTGTACATCTTTTCCTCGGACCAGACCACGTACGGCGCCGACAACAACTTCGTCTTCAACAGCATCCAGGCCATGTACGCGGCCGACCTCGTCACGCTGACCCTGGCGCAGCGGATGCAGAAGGCGTTCGTCGGCAAGTCACTCGCCGACGTCACGGCGTCGCTAGCCTCCACCACGGTCTCCTCGATCATGGCGGACCTGATGCGCTTGAAGCTCATCGCCCCCAGCGACGACGCGCCCAAGGGCTACAAGAACGTGTCGGTGAAGATCAAGGGCCCCGTAATGGCGGTCAAGATGGCGGTCAAGCTCTCGACCTCGATCTACTTCGTCGTCATCAACTTCACCGTCGAGCAGGTCCAGCAGAGCGCGTAATCGCGACTTTAAGCTCCTTCACACAATCATCCCTTAAGAGGACACAAACGAAATGTCGACTTCCCCCATTGTCACCGGCGCCCGAGCCCTCTTGGGCGTTTATGACGCCAACAGCGGCAAAGTCCGCATCGTTGGCATCTACAACAACGTGTCGTACGGTCTGTCGTACAGCGCCGAGGAGGCTCACATCCTCGGTCGTTATTCGCCGGCCGCGATCACGTACACCGCCCAGAACGTCGTGAACATCTCGGCGTCCGGATACCGGGTCCTCGACCACGGCCCGCACATCGACGGCGGCCTCCCCCGGCTCCAGGACCTCATCGACTTCGAGTACCTGGAGATGACGATCATCGATCGTCAGCGGGAGAACCAGGGCGCGCCCTCGCAGGTCGCGAAATTCACGGGCGTCGTGCCGACTGGCTACTCGACGACCATTAACGCGCGCAACCAGCAGGAGCTGAGCCAGACCTTCATGGCGATCACGGTCAGCGACGAGTCGGTCGACAACGCGGAAGGCCCCGGCGCCGCGGACCTGCCGTAAGCAGCAGGATCGTTTAATCTGGAAGGGGCTCCGTCGGAAACGATGGGGCCCTTTCTTTTTGGAGCTACCCCAGCAGCACAACCTGGTAGGTGGCGACGCCGCGGATGCGGCGCATGTTGTCCTTCGGGTCCTGAAGCGTGAGGCTCTTCCGCTCGTAGCTTCGCACCAGCATGATCTCTCCGGTATCAAACGTCGTGCCCTTGGTGGTTTCGAGGTCGTCCAGGAGCCGGACCATCTTGCCCTCCCATTTCTCCGCGATCGGTGGCTTCTTGGGTCGGATCTTCTCGGGGGCCAGGTCCCTTGGCCGCTTGGCGCGAATCACCGGTTTGCGCGCGGGCGCCGCTGCCAGTATCCGATTCGGCTTCATCTCCCGGTTGCCGGCGTGGGCCTCCTCGGCTTCGAGTAGCAGGGGCGCCCACTTCAGGTACTCCCGCCGCGTCCGCGGGTCGTCGAAGAAGATGTGGAAGTCGCCCTGCGTGTAGGCGTCGACGTTGAGCAGGTGCTCGTCGCCGGTGACGAGCGTCGCCTCGATTGCGCCCTCGGTTCGCCACCCTCGGCGCTTCTCCCGGGTCCACTTGTAGGTGCAGGCCCCGTCCGAGCTGCGGTACCTGTGGATGCGTGCCAACTTGCCCGGGCCCGGATCGCCCGGCGGCTGGTAGGCGTGGTGCCGGTAGCGGCCGGCATCGCGCGGATCGTTGTCGAGACGCCGGTTTTCTCGCTCAGCCTCCCGGACCTCCCAGGCCCGCTCCTGGCCGACGGTCAGGGAGCCGGTCCAGAGCCGTGAGTTCAGCTTCGCCCGGTAGGTCTCGAAGTCGGGCTTCTCCCCAGCTGACAGCGCCCGCGTGTCGTCGAAGTGCAGCGCGAAGGCCAGCTCGAAGCCGGGGCCGGTCCAAAGTTGCCACGGCGGGTGCGGCGTGAACACCGGAGAACGGTCGAGGAGGCCCTGCAGAATGAGGACGATGCGGTTGTGCTTCTTCGACTCGTCCTGGATCACCTCCATCATGTCGTCGAAGTAGACGGTCTCGGGAGTAAATAGATTGTAGTCGTCCTTCGTTTGGCGGAACCTGCGGTGGCGCCACTGATCCTCCTCGGGGATCGACTTGAGTTTCTCGTCCTCTTCCGCTTCTTCCTGGATGCGGCCCTGGTACTCCGCGTCCGAGATCAGGTCGTTGATGGAGCCGGGCGGCGTCTTCGCCCAAAGCTTGCCGCCGAAGAGGATCTTGTGGTTGGTGTCCGGAAAGAGCTTCTCCTCGAACTCGATCTCCGTCTCCATCCGGTACAGCGCCTCGCCGTTGCGAATGTACAGGAATGTGGACCTGTCGGCGTCCTTCTCCGCTAAGACGCTGAGAAAATTAGAGAGATCCACCTCGCGCTCCTTGTCCGTGCGACGGATGCGGAACGCCACGACCGTCCTCGGGAACGGCAGCACTCGATTGAAGTTGGCGGGCTTCGACAGCCACTTCTCGAAATCTGAGAGGTTCTGGTAGTCCATGCCGCCGGTCTCGTACCCGACGAGGCACTCCTCGTCCATGTAGCAGCGGCGTTGCATGAGGTGGATCTGGGTGTCATTGGGCGCGTGCTGGCCTTCGCGGACCTGCACCACGCTCTCGACAAGGCCAGCGTACAGCTCGACGTTGAAGATGCGGTCTTTGACGGCCCTGACGCTCCCCTGAAGCGCCTCGGTCTCGGCCTCCATCGGCACGAGCTTGACCTTCATCCAGGTGGCGAGGCGCCTGTTCGATTCCTTGATCTTCTGGAACAGATCCGGGAGCGTCTCGTCCTTCGCCTTGATGAGGGCGGCCTTGTACTCCTGGATCGGCTCGTCGCGGTGAATCGTGAGGGCGTGGACCTCGCTGTTAGCCGCCGCCGGCAACCCCTGCCGATGAGCGACCCCCAGCATCGCGGTCACCCGACGTACCTCGTCCATCAACGCCCGGATCTCCTGTTGGTACTGCAGCATTTTCCCGTTGATGATGGGGTCGGGATCGGCGACGTACTCGCAGTGCTGCCAGAAGATGTCGAAGTGAAAGCGCTGGCTCTGGGTACCGCCGTGGCTGCCGGCGCCTGTCACTCGCGCGTAGTTCGAGCCCAGGCGCGTCACGCACGCTAGCCAGCGATCGTCCTCCCCGCTCTCCTTGACCCAGTACCAGCGCCCGACCTCGATCGTGTCAGTCGCTGCTATCGTTGTTTGGTCCGGCGCGCTGCGCCCGCCGACCATCAGCTCTGTTTCAACCTCTCTCGCCATCGCTATCCGCCCAGTATAGCGGATCCAAAAGCAGTCGCAAAGGTGCCCATTCCTTACCTATAGCGAACCCGCAACCAATCATCTTGGGTATAGCCCCTAGTCATATAGAGGTCCAATGCCCCAAGGCGACGGCAAATTCATCCCCACATCAGCCCCCCAAGAGTATTACGGCGACCGTGGTGCTGTACTTGACGATTACGCCATTCGTCTCAGGGCAGTCGAGGGCGCCTACTCGGATCTGAATGCCCAGTTCGCGGCCAACACGGTCCAACTGGAAGGCCTAAATGACGGGGTGTCCCGGCTGACCGATCAGATCGGAGAGATCCACAGGATCATCTCCACTTCGATCCCCTCTCTCGCCAGCGACGTCGAAGCCCTGAAGTCCATCGAGGCCGCTCGCGTCTCAAAGCGAGACAGGCGCCGCAACTTCATCGGCCGCTGGGCTTCTGGAGCACTGATTGCAATTTCCGCCGGTGCCGCGACCAAATTCTTCCCATTCGTCTGGACCCACTGGCTCCACTAACAGTCCCTTCGTAGGCGTTCGCTATAGACCTGGTATGAACCCCTCCTTCTCGACTCCGGACAAACCCAGGATCCGACCGCACCGCTGCCCCGCGTGTCTGGTCGGCCACGTGATCCCCACCGCCCGTGACGGACGCTTCTTTGCCTACAAGGAAGTTGTCATCAACCTGCCGAAGAGTGTCTTCATACCGGAGTGCGTCAGCTGTGGACAGTTATTCCCTACCGCCGAGGTAGACGCCGAGGTCAAGCGGGTCCTGGAGGAGGAGTACAAACGCGACGAGGTCGTGATCGCGAAAGCACTGGAGCGGCTCCGGCGCCGTAGAGGGATCAATTAATCCCCGATGTCTCCGTTTGTCCTCTTCTCGATCATCTTCCTCGGAGTCGTAGGACTCGTCATCTACCTTGCGGACAAGGGCTCAAGCCCACCGCCCGGGCCTCCGGCGCCCGACGTCGCCAAGGCGATGCAGATCGTATGGGGACAGGTCTATAAGCAGGCCGCCGCAGCCCCTACCGTGCAGTGGATCGTTGGCTCCGCCCTCAATTGCGCCAACGGAATGGGATGGCACGCGCCTGGCTCGTTAGAGGGCGAGTGCGTGGCGGGGCTGTCTTGGCCTGACACCAAGCTCTCGCAGGTGGCGTGGCCACCGAACATCAAGATCTCGGTGTCCGCCTTTGCTCACGAGCTGTGTCACCAGTACCTCGCCATTATCGGTCAGCCCGACCCCAACCACACCGGGCCCGCATTCGCGTCCGGTGGCATCAAGGACCAGGCCAACGCGGCCCTGGTCGCGGCGGGGCTATGAACCGAGCGACTACTTCCACGCTTACTCTAAACGAAGGAGATTGATGTGAAGAAGCTTGTTCTGTTCGTTCTGATTGCACTGGGAGTGTCTTGCTCCGCGATCCACAAGCCCCAGGCTCATGCCGCTCCCAGCGTCACTGCCCCAGCTCCCGCTGCTCCAGCAGCCCCCAGTTCCGCCGTCAACATGGAGGAGCTAATGTCGCTCCTCGGCGGTGAGCCAGACGCCCCCGAGACTGACGTCAAGTGCCCCGCCACCGGCCACTGCGTGCTCTACCAGCGTCTGAATGGCCCCGTGGACGACGAGCACGTCGTCCACGTCATGGCGACGTTGAAGGCGGCGAAGGCCGGTCAAATCGTAATGCTGGACATCAATACACCCGGAGGCTCGCTCTCTACCGGCTTCGAGCTTGAGAAAGCCTTGGAGTCAACTCCGGCCCAGGTATTCTGCGTGGTCGACGGGGACGCCTATTCCATGGGCTTTTACCTGTTGCAGTCGTGCCAGTACCGAGTCATGACCAAGCGTTCGAGCCTGATGGCCCATGAGCCGCTGGAGGTCACTCAGGGCCCTACGCCGCTCACGATTCGGACCCTGGAGGACATTCAGGCTGATCTCCACACCTCGGCCCGAGCATTGGCAGAGCAAGCTATCTCTCGGATGAAGATGACCTACGAAGAATTTTTCGCCAAGGTCCATGCCAAGAATTGGTTCATGGCGTGGCCAGAAGCCCAGGCGAGAGGAGCCGTGGATTGCGTTTACGCTGGCACCGGCGCTTCAGCGCGCAAGGAGCTTGGAGAGACCGGAGCCTTGACCTGCCAGAAGTAGTACCAGGGAAGGGGATCGAACCCTCAAGGGCGTGAGCCCAGCCGATTTTGAGTCGGCCGCGTATACCATTCCGCCACCCTGGCGCGAGTCGTTCGTACCATAAAAAAAGGGCAGGCCGAGTAAAATCGACCTGCCCTTTTGTGCTTTGAGTCTTACTGCTTCAGCGCGGTCGCCATCGCGACGATTGCATCGATCTGGGCGTCGAGCGCAGCAACGGCGGCCGTGGTGGCGGCGACGTCGGTGTCCGCAGTGGCCTGGGCGGTATTGATGGCTACGGACGCCGCAGCCTGCGCCTGTTGCACGAGGGCGTTCTGGGCTGAGGTCGTGTCAGCCACGGCCTGGAGGGCGTCATGCGACGCAGACTGCTTGGTGGCGAGGTCGTCGCTCAGGGGCGCGAGGGCTTGGGCGGCGGCGAGAAGGTCTGAAATGGTTGCCATTGTGGGGATCTCCTTGATGGGTGTACCACCATGATTGCAGCCATGATGTTGCCGCCTGCGCCGGTGCCGTTTAGCTTTCATGGCCTAGAATCGGACCGTCAGCCCCAGTCCTACCTCTTTGGCCCCGTCGTCGGTCTTGCCGACCTCGACGTCCAGCTCGATGCGTTTCGAGATCTCCTCTGAGATGGTGACGGTGTCCTTGGTGGCCCCTGAAACTTCGTCGGTCTCTTGGTCCTGATCGGTTGCGGGGGTCTCCATCCCACTATGATTGGCTCGGGCGTTCGCTATAGGCTGGTATGGAGAT